CGCGGAGGAGCAGGAGCACCATCTTCTTGAGGAAGTCCCGGTACGCCTTGTCCCCGTCAACCGTCGGGACGTCGCCGCGCCCCGTGGCGCCCGGGAACACCAGCGTGCCGAGGACCTCCCAGAGGAACTCCGGGCGCGTGTAGTCGTAGTCGGAGTCCTTGAAGACCTCCTGGGCGGTCACCTGGAAGGCCGCGAGCTGCTCGGCCGCCGCCTGGAACTGGAGCGTGTAGAACGGGCCGGTCACGCGGGACACGTAGTTCGAGGGGAGGACCTTGACGAACTGCGCGAGGATCGCCGTCGTCTGCTGCCGCACCTTGGCCAGGTAGTCCTGGCCCGACTCCGGGAACGGGGACGGGTTCTGCGCGACCGTGAGCGCGTCGAGCGGGCGGTCGGACGAGTCGGTCGCCACGCTAGTGGTCCTCGCTCAGGTCCGGGCTGTCACCCCGCTCGACGATGTCGTACACCACGAGGGGGACGATGCCCTCCCGCGGCACGAGGGGACAGGGGAGCACCACCGTCCCCTCGGACGTGACCCAGAAGGTCGTGCCAGGCCACGCGATGGGCTCGTGGGAGCGCACCATGCAGCAGGACAGGCCGCCTCGGCAGTTGCAGAACATCAGCGGTCCTCGTCGAAGGTGAACTCCACGTTCCCGACGGCGAGGTACTCGGCGGGGTTCGTGAGGATGTTGTCCGCGCCCGTCCCGAAGCCGACGACGTAGGTCGCGCCGTAGGCGTGCGCCGTCGGGGAGTCGTCGACCGACGTGGACACGAGCACGCGGTTCGCCGTCAGCTCCACGCGGCGGGCCTGGATCTCGGCCGTCGTCGCGTACCCGTCCGCGCTCAGCGTCGTGTCGTCGCTGTACCCCTCGATGGCCAGCCCGTCGCTTCCCACGATGAAGGCGTTCCCGGCCGACGCGCCGAGCGCGGTGCTTGAGGCCGAGGTGAGGAGGACGAGCGGGAGGTCGTCCTGGAACACGCCCCGGAACTCGGCCGTGTCCCCCCCGCCCGTCGTCGTGGCCGCCGAGAGTTCCTGCTCGATGAGCCACACGGACACGGTCGCGCTCGACAGCCCGGCCAGGTAGGTGACGTCCCCCGCCTGCTCCGTCGTGAGGGCGTCGCGCACGAACGTAGACCCTTCCTGCCGGACCATCAGCGTGAGCGGGACCTGGACGTAGCTCACGCCCGGCGTGCCCTTGATGACGGCGATCACGTCGTCCTGCCGGACGGAGTCGCCGAGCCGGAACCTGGCGAAGAGGTTCGCCAGGTTCGTCCGGAGCGCCGAGTCCACCACCGGCTGCACGGACCCCTGCACGAGCAGGACCGTGGCCGCGATGTCCACGGGGACCTTCACGCTGTCCTTGACGAGCACGTCGGCCGTGGCGTGCCGCCGCGCCTCCACGGCAGCCTGGGTGACGGAGACGATGACGTTCGTGGTGTAGGCGACCGTGAAGTTCTCGTCGTGCTCGTAGCTGACGAGGACCGTCTCGCCGGAGGCGATGTCGCCCGTGGGGACGCGGACGATGGCGTAGGGGTTCGTCTCGTCGCCGTCCAGGATGGTGTAGTCGGAGACCCCGCTCGGGTCGTTCGGGCCGCGGTAGGTGGTCAGGCCGTCGAAGCTCTTCACGACGATCGTGAGGGGGTTGGCCCCGATGTTGTCGAGGTACTCCGGGTACGCGCCGATGAGCGTGTGCTCCTCGTCGGTGACGGGGACGGACTCTCCCGACGGGAGGAGCCCGCCCGACCCGTCGTCCACCGGCGTGATCTCCAGGTAGTCCCCGGCCAGCGCGGACCGCCCGACCCCGAGCGGGTCGCTCGGGTGGACGAGCCGGTACGCGGACGCCGGGAGCGTGCCGCTCACCGTGCCCGTGACCGAGGTGACCGCACGGACCGGCTGCCGCGAGAACACGAACGTGTTGCCGGTGAGCCTGCGGTAGTCCCCGAGCACCACGTCCGCGAGCGACACGGCAGGTTGCACGACGTCCGTCGAGAGCCGGATCGTGTCGTAGCTGGTGATCGCCACGTCGGTGAGGTCGAAGTACTCCCCCGTCGACGCGTTCCGCAGGCCGAGGCTCTGGCTCTCGTCGTCGAGCATCTCCACGATGGGGAGCCCCGCGGAGAGGGCCGGGTCCACCGCCCGGAAGACCAGGTCGGCCGGGTTCCCGACGAGGACGAAGTGGACGTCCTTCGCGACGTCCCTCGCGAAGGAGAAGGAGTCCGTCACGGACGCCAGGTTCTCGCCCTGCACCCACACGTCCACCTTCCCGCCCCGGTGGACGCCGGCCGCGTCGAGGTCGCGGAGCATGAGGGCGTCCCCGGCCGAGACCACCTCGGCCTGGAGGACCCCGGGGACGTCGGCCGCGGTCTGCAGGTAGCCCCGCGCCGTGCCGGAGTCCACCGACGCGAGCGCGTTCTGGGCGCGGGTCGCCAGCTCGAGGTTCGTCTCCTGCCCGTCCCCCCCGAACATGCTCCCGTTGTTGACGACGGAGACGCCGGAGACGCCGGACACGACCTTCCGTACCTGGTTGGCCGCCACGTTCCCCGACGCGCCGACCGTCGTCGCCTGGACGGACACCGTGACCTGGTACCGGCCCGAGGTGGGGTCGTAGAACCGGGCCAGGTTGGCGAAGGGGATGCTCGTGGCCGAGAGCACCTTGAACGTCGTCGAGCCGCCGGACACGAGCGTGCCGAGCGGGATGAGGATGGTGCTGGTCGGGCGCTTCGTCGTGTAGAACGTGACCTCGCCGCGGGCGAACTTCCCGGAGCGACGGAAGATGCCGTAGTTCGACGCCAGCGACTCGAACGCACGGTCGATGACCGCCTGCACGTCCGTGTCGCGGGTGAGGCCGAAGGCCTTCTTCAGGGCCATCTTGTAGGCCGAGGTGGACACGGGGGCGGACTCCCCGGTGCCCGACGGGTCGTCGACCGCCAGGAGCCCGGCGAAGCTCTGGGCGCGGTGGAGGAAGTCCACGATGAAGCGCAGACGCTCCGCCTCCGACGAGAACGGGTCGATGAAGGTGTCCCGGAGCACGGACCCGGGGTCCACGCGCACCTGCGGGTTGGACCGGAAGATCGACTCGATGGTGTTGCGGACGATCTGCTGCCGTCCGACGACGGGGAACGACCCCACGACCGTCGAGACGGTGAGGGGGCGGCCGACCACCTCTGCCGAGTACGAGGACTCCACCTCCACGAGGGTCACCGGGTCGAAGTAGACCGCGGTGGTGACGTAGTACAGGGGGTCCGAGGTCGGCGTGGAGGCGAACGCCCCCACGTACACCGTCGGGGGCGTGGACGTGCGCGTGGCCGTCCGGGAGTGCTCGAAGCCGTACTGCGTCGAGGTGGACACCGTCTCCAGGGTCAGCGTCGACCGCAGCTTGGTCGCCGTCTCCGGCACGGCGACCCTCTCGGCGAAGTCGGCCTGGAGGACCACGTCGTCCGCGTCCACCTGCCGCCCGACGTACTCCACGTACAGGGGGTCGGCGGCCGGGGTGCCGTCGCCGTTGAGCAGGACGTCCGACTCGATCTCCAGGGTCTGGACGGTCGCCGTCTCCTCGACCGTCGTGCCGGAGTCCACGAGGTCCAGGTTCACCCGCGTGTAGCCGGTGACCCCTCCGCCCTCGTAGGCGCTCGCGTAGTAGTTGATCCCGCGGAAGTTGGTCGCGTCTGCCGGCGCGTCGACCGTGACGACGACCGACCCGTCGAACTGCTCGACGGACACGTTCGTCGGAGGGGCGGCGAGGAGGCTGACGTCAGCCTCCTGCACGAGCCTCACGACGATGGTGGCGGGGGACGACACCGAGCCGCTCCCCGTGATCGCCCGGACGAGGATGGTGTTGGAGCCCGCGTCCAGCGGCAGGCCGTCCGGGAACGCCTCCGGGTTTGGCACCGTCCACTTCGTCCCGTCGAAGACCACGTAGTCGGGGTCCCGGGTGTACGCCCCGCCGGCGACGGACACCTCCATGTCCACCGTGGACGGGTCGACCGTGCCCGTGAAGAACCTGTCCCCCACCGTCGTGGAGAAGAGCAGGGTCTCCCGGAGGACTCCGTCGGGACCGTACACCTTGGGCGTGATCGAAGTAGCCACGGGCCACCTTTACCGGAGCAGCCGGTTGGACTGTGTCGTTAGACCGGAGGGGCCGAGGCCGAGTGACAGGCCGTTGGTGCCGGCGAGCGCGAAGGCGCCGGGCACGGAGAACACGATGGAGATCGACACCGGGGTGCCGGACGCGTTCACGACGCTGACGTCCACCTCGAACACGGTGGGGTCGGAAGGGCTCGGGGTGACGCGCACCGACGTCACGGCGTAGAGGCGCTCCTTGGCCGACACCGTCTGGTGCTTCGCCTGCTCCTGCTGCATGAGCTGCAGGTTGGCCAGCGCCGTCTGGACGTCGCCCGTGAGGAGGGACGTCACGGCGCCCACGGCCTTGGTGCCGACGCGGCTCATGATCGCGGAGCCGTAGCCGGGGTGGTACGGGTTGGAGCGGAGCTGCGTGAGCAGGATCTTGAGCGCGGCCTGGTAGAGGAGGTTCTCGTCCTGGACGAGGACGGAGTCACCCTGCAGGTTGAACCGGTAGTCGTTCTCGATGTACGTCCCCACGCACCGGGGGCACAGGTTCCCCTCCGTGACGTAGGTGACCTTGAAGACCGGGTTCTGCCGCACGGGCGCCACGAACTGCGGGTAGCGGCCCGTCACCAGCGAGGGTGAGGAGGCGAGGCCCCAGCCCGGGTACACCTGCCGCCCGCGGGCCCCGCGCTGCTGCGTGAACCCGAGAGAGGCGGCCCCCGGCCCGCCCACCTTCACGGACGACGCGAGCCCGGCCCGCCCCGTGTCCGTCAGGACGAGGCGGCCCTGGACAACCTCGGGGGCCACGTCCGCGAGCCCGTTCAAGAGCATGCGGAGGACGTCGGTCGAGCTGACCCGGTTCCCGACGGGAAGCTCGAAGCTCGCGGACTCCGTGCTGCCCTCCACGGTGAACGTGCGGTCGCACGCCTGCACCCGGAAGGGGCCGGAGAACGACGCCGTCAACTGGGCCTGCGCGAACAGGCCCCCCGGCGGGACGTACGCCTCGTCGTTGACGAGCACGCGCACGACGCCCGACGCTGCCACCGGGCCCTTCGGCACGAGCGACCGCCGGTCCGCGCCCAGGGCCACGACCTCCTCCATGACGAGGTGCGGGCACGGGAACGCGAGCTGGAAGTCCTTGGACATCAGAGCACGCCGAGGAGGTGGGGTCGGAGGTCGGGACGGACGTAGGCGAGCCGGACGGTGCGGCTCCGGAGGCTCCCCTTCTTCTTCCAGAGGGTCTTGAGCATCGCCATGAAGTCGTCGTCGTCCATCTCCTCGAACGCTTTCCTGTCGTCGGGGTTCTTGACGTGGTCGAGGAAGTCCTTTTTCAGTTCGGCGGGAGACTTCTTCTTCTTGTCCTTGTTCGCCTTGGCGAACTCCGAGAGCTTGTCGGCCTGCGACTTGCTGAGGTCCGACATCTCGATCGGGCCGTACTTCGACGGTCCGACCTTGAGGACCTCCTCCTCCTCCTCCTCGCCGAGGAGGCTTTTCACCCAGGCGTTGACCTTCTTCATCATCTTGAGGTCGTCGGGAGAGACGTCGCCCTTCATCGCCTTCCGGACCAGCCGGAGCGCGGTGAGGACCTCGCCCACGGTCGGGCTCTCCTTCTTCTTGACCTTCCGCACCAGGTCGCCGACGGGGCCGTCGTCGTCCTCGGTAAAGTCCTCCATGTCCGGGTCTGGGGCCTTCGACGCCGGCACCTTGACCTTCTTCCTGCTCTTGGCGTCGTCGTCCTCGTCGTCGAGGTCCTCATCCTCGTCGTCGAGGTCGAGGTCCTCGTCCTCCGACCCTCCGGGAGGGTCAGGCACGGGAGTGTCGGCAGGAGGCGGCGCGTGGTCCTTCTTCGGCTTGACCGAGTGCAGGGACTTGTCCGCGTCGGGGTGCTCCTCCAGGTACGCGTCGAGCTGCTCCTGCGTGTCGAACTCGATGGCCACGCGACGTTCCCACGCTGAGGCCACGCGGGCTGCGAGGGACGGTGATAGCATCGTGCACTCCTCTCCCACGTCTGCGTATAGGCCCCGCACCGTCAGAGCGCCGTGTTGTCCTCCTCTCCGTCGATGTCCGTGAAGAGGGACGGGTAGCTCGCGAGCGTCTCCATGTTCGTCGTCGCGAAGTCCGGCTTCCCGTCCTCGTCGACGTCGTAGAAGATGGAGTCGATCGCCGCCACGATCTTGGCGACGCCGAGCTTCGCGTCGTAGAAGTCCGTGTCGATGGTCGGGACGGCGCCTGCGACGCCCCCGACCGCCATCGTCATCGCGTCAAGCTCGTCCAGGAGCTGCTCCCGGAGGTCGCACAGCTTGATGATCCGCGCCTCAAGGTCGTGGAGGCGGTGCTGGATGGTGGTGTTGACCCACTTCCGCGACACCGCCACGGCCCCGGACACCTTCGTGTCCTGGAGGTCCTTCCGGCCGCCCGAGCGCGCAGGCGGGTACTTCCGGACGACGAGGTACCCGCCCTCGTACCGCGTCCCGATGGCGGTGCTCCCCGTCTGCGGGTAGATGACGCCGCCGTAGGGCTGGGTCGGGACCTCCTCGCCGTCCTCGGTGATGTAGGTGCTGTCCGGGGTCAGGAACAGCGAGATGTCGAACGGGTTCCCGCCCTGCGCCACGTACGCCTGGACGAGCTTCTCGAGGCTCGACCCCTGGCTGACGGAGAACCCCACCCGCTGCTCGGTGATGGTGGTCTCCATGGTCGCCGCGTCCGTCGTCTGCAGGTAGTCGACGGCGATCCGCCCGATGCGGACGAGTTCGGCCTGGATGACCGCCATCCGACGCCC